GGCCTCCGTGATGGTAGGCGGCGCATAGGCCAGCGCCTCCACCTCCACCGTCTCCGTGGTGGTGTTGCCCCGGCTGTCCGTCACCATGCACCGCACCGTGGCCGCCGTGCCGGTCAGCGCCTTTGTGGTAGCGGTGTTGTCCACCGCCGCCACTGTCTCCCCGTCGTACTGCACCGAGAAGCCCACAATGGTGGCATTGAAGTTCCCGCTGGCCTTGCTGGGGTCAAAGGTGATCTTCACCTTGGAATACCCCACCACCCAGGCGTTGATGCCGGGAATCAGGCTGTTGTCCCGCTCTGCGCTGATCCACCCATCCGTCACCGTGGGGGCCGCCCCATCCGGAGGATACAGCGTCAGCCGCGCCGTGGCCGTTCCCTTGTTGGTGCTGCCGTAGTAGGTGATGCAGGTGATGGTGCAGGCCGCGCCGCTGGTGGTCACCTTGTCGATCAGGCTGGTGGGCGGCGTCCACTCGCAGCTGGCCCCCACCCCGGTGGCGATGGTGCCGGTCTCCCCGCCCACCGTGTACGTCACCTTGTGGGTATAGCGGCTGTCGCCCCGGTTGGTGTAGATGGTCACCTTCTCCCCCAGCTTCGCCCCGTTCTTGCTCAGTGTCGGGGTAGACGCTCCCGCCGTAGGCCCTGTGGTGCCGCCTCCGCCGCTACTACCGCTGGAATAGGAACCGATGCTGGTGGTATACGTCAGCGTCTTGCCGCCGCGGGGCGCGTTGGTGCCCAGGGTAATGGAAATGCTGACGCTGCTGGCGGTGGTACTGCCGGCCACATAGAAACTGGCGCTGTACGCGCCGCTGTTCCAGCGATCCGGCGAATTCTCCTTCAGCCGCTTCTTCGTCCCGTTTACCGTCACGTCGATATAATAGCCGAAGTAACTGCCGCCGCTGCATCCGCCCAGTGACACCGTCACATAACCGGAATATGCCGTGCTGCCCGAACTTACGCGGTAGATGTTATCGGAGATGTTGACCGTAAGTGTCGGCCCGCTTCCCCAGCTGTAGCTGCTCATGAATTACCTCCTGTCCAACGGAACGAAAGCCCGTTGCCGTCGTCTATCACCCAGTTGGGAAACGTCACCGTCCCCGTGTGGATGCCTGTCACATACAGCGCATCGTTGGCGAAATACGCCACCTCGCCGCCGTTCACGTAGAAGGACAGCTTCTTCGTCGTCCAGATGCTCATGTTCTGGCTCCGGTCGATCTCCTCGTACTCCTTGCCGCCTACCGTCTCCTTCACGCCGGTCACCTGAATGTCCTGGCCGATGGCGATGCCGATAATGGGCGTCAGCCCCTCATAGCCCACCACGCCCTGGCGGATATAGCCATTGGTGGCAGCAATGAAGTTGTTCACGATCTCGCTGCGTGTGCTGATCTCCTGCTCCAGTCCCGCCGCTGTGGCCGTGATGGTGTTCTCCATGTTCTCCTGGAAGGTGCCGAAGTCCGAAATGGCCACATATTCGCTCCGCAGCGTCTGCTCCACCTTCTCGATGGTCTGGCGCACTTCGTTGGCGTTCTTGATGATGAGGGATTTCAAATCTGCCTGGGTCTGCTGCATCTCCTCCCGGGTGGCCCCGCCCAGGGCCGCCGCCGTCTCCTGGGAAAAATTCTCCGCCGTCAGGTTGTTCAGGCTGCTGTTCAGCGTGTCCACCAGCCGGTAGAGATACCGCCGCACGTCCTGCAGCTGCTGGGCCTTGTCCCCCTGCAGCATGGGTGGAGAGGGAATCACTACCATCCGACATCACTCCCCAGCTCCAGAATCTTGGCAATGGAGAACACCCGCACAACACCCTTGCCCTCCAGCCGCAGCTTCATGTGGTCGCACCGCCGGGGGATCACCGGCACCGTAAACGTCCCCGTCCCTCTCCGGCGCACCGTCCCGGCATGCTCCCACCTGCCGTCTGAATCATACTGGCAGTAGAGCCGCAGCTCTCCGCCGTTCTCAACCTGCAGCCGGATGTTGTACCGGCTCAGATACTTCTTGTCCGGGTACTCATACCCGATCACGCCGCTCTCCGCCATCCACTCCAGATCCGTCTCCGGCGTTCCCTGAGTCCCCAGCACACACATGAGCTTCTTCGTGTCCGCGTCGATGTAGTAGAGGTCGTCGTTCATGGCGGCAAAGCACATGGCGTGGGTGTTGTCCTCCCGGTGCCACATGCCCTTCCCCGCGTCGTAGCAGAACAGGTGCCATGCCCCGCCGCTGTCCTTCATGGACAGGTAGTACTTCCCGTTGAAGCTGCCGCCCACGGCCCCGGAATACCGCTCCTCGCCCAGTGCCGCCCCCATCGAGGTGGGGAAGCTCCCGTCATAGGCGCACACGTCCGTCCGGGACTTGTAGAACAGCACCTCGTTCACCACGCACAGGCTGCGGAAGCTGCCGCTCTGTACGCCCCGGCCCACCGTCTCCGTCACCTGGTGGGCGCCCACGGCGCTGATGGCCACCCGGTGGATCACATTCTCCTTGAAGAACGTAGGATAGCCCAGGTAGTTGGCGCACCCCGTCCACGCCCCATCTGAACCCACAGAAGCGGCCCAGGCGTCCGTGGAGATACCGGCGTATACCCGCCAGTTGCGGAAGTCGCCCAGCTTGCAGCAGTACAGCTCGTTCACGGCCTTGCCGTCCACCATGCCGTACTTGCAGCCCCAGATACGGTTCTGGGCCTCGCACACATAGTCCATGTCCGGCACCGCCCGCTTTACCGTCACGGTGCCCTCCGTCTGCTCATAGGTCAGGTCGATCAGGCCCACCACCACGATATAGTCCTCATCCTTGGCATAGATGATCTTCGTGCCGTTCAGCTCCTCAAATTGGGCCTGCACCACGTCGCTGTCGCCGCCATAGGCCGCGCCGCTGATCTCCACGCCGTCCCCCTCCTGGAAGGGCTTGCCGATGCCCACCGCCTGGATCTTGGTGTACACCGTCGCCACGCCGATCCACATCTCGCTGCTCTCGCTCCACATCATCAGGCTGTGGGGCGTCTGCGTGGTGTCGATCCAGTATTCGCCGCCCTTGGGCTCCTCCGGCTTGGTGGCGGACACCTTGCTCAGGGGGCTGCCGTCCGCGCCGCACAGAAGATACGTCACCGTGCCGCTGCTCTCGTAGCTCGCTTCCAGACTGCCGAAGTCCGTCAGGTCTTTTGTGTTCAGATACTTCTTATCCGGCCAGATCAGCAGGTACGCGCCCATGCTCACCAGCTGCTTTTCGCCCTCCGTCAGCGTCAGGCCCACAATCTCTGCCCCGTTGTAGTAGAGCTTCCCGCCGTCCGCCCACGCCATAGCGTCCTTGGCCAAAATCCCCTGGGGCGTCTCCATCTGCCGTACCACGCCGCGCCTTGCGCGGCTCTGCAGCAGCGGATAGCCGTCCGAGGACATATTCTTCATGTCATAAAAGGCATTGGCCGCAATGCTCCTGTTGTGGTCATAGCCTGCAAAGGTCGAGATCATCTCCCGGCTCTGCCCCTGTTCTGTCAGTGTGGGAAACTGCATTGCCGCCCCTCCTTACCAGTATTTCACGCTTGCGCCCACGCTCTCGTGGGTGCGGTTGTACCAGTTGCGATACTCCCCATACGCCGTCATAAACAGCGTGATGGAGTTGTTGTACTTGCCCAACTCCCCGTTCAGCCGATCCACCTGGGCCGCCAGATACAGGGGGTACATCCTGTCATAGGGTGTCGGCGCCGTCAGCTGGGCTTCCACGTCGTCCCCCAGCACAGGGATTTCCGCCGTCTCGCCGCCCCGGTAACACCGCACGATCTCCCTTGTCACCATAGCCTCCAGCTCGTTCAGCCAGCCGATCTTATCCTCCTGGGTGAACACATTGGGCTTCTCTCTGTCCAGCGCCTCCAGCGCCTGCATGATGGTCATGCCCCATCCCTCCTTTTGAAGAAAGGGGGCACACCTGCCCCCTTGTTTTCTCACATATCGCCGCCCTGCATGCTCCGGCGGATGGCCTCCTGCTGATAGCGGTATGCCTCCCGCTTCTGCTTTTCGCTCAGGCGCAGCACCTCTGCCACGCACTCCGGCACTTCCACTTCCTCACCCCTGCGGATCAGGAAGCTGCGGCCGTTCACGGCCACATACTGCTCCGTGTCGCCGTTTTCCAGCAGCGGCAGCAGCACCTTCACCATCTTCTCCTTCTTGGGCTTTTCCGCCTTCTTGGGAGGCTCCGGCGTGGTCTGAGGGGTGTCCTGCGCGGTCTGTGCAGTCTGGGCGGTGTTCAGGTTTTCATTATCCATGTCGTTATCCTTTCTTCTGCGGCGGGGGAGCGTATCCCCCGCCGCGCAGTATGTCAGTTGGCGTCCACGGTGCCGCTCCACTCAGCGGAAACGGATTCGATACGCACCATATTCTGCTCCAGCAGGATCTTGGCGGTGCGGATACCCTTCCAGCCCACGGTGGAGCGCTGGTTCAGGGGATCTTCACCGGCGCCGAGAGGCTTGACGATGGTCTGGAGGCCGCCGCCCGTCACCTCGGTCACACCGTAGGCATTCTTGCCCAGCACCAGCGTGGAGAACACGCCGTAGTAGGTGGCGGGATCACTGCCGCTGCCCGCGGACTTCTGGGGACAGTCGCTGTCCTTCCATACCTTGGCCTCGGTGGATTCCACGAAGCGCACACCGGCCACCTTGCCGATCTCGCCGGTAAACAGGTTCTCCGGCTGGGCATACTTGTGGGCGTCGATCCACTCAGGGTCACGCTGCAGGTCGTAGGCCACATAGGGATGGATGATCGCCACATAGTCGCCGTTGAAGGTAGGCACGTTGTTCTTCTTCAGGGTGGCAACGGCCTTCTGGATCATCTTCACGGTCAGCTGGCTGGTGGTGTTCATGTTCTTGCGCAGGGTCACGGCGGTCTCGGTGCCGCTGGCCACGGTGGGGCAGAACAGCACGTTGTTGCCGGCAGACAGCTGATTGCGCACCACGGTATCCATGGTCACGCCCGCCTGTGCGCCCAGCAGCTGGGTGGCCTCCACGATCACATTGTCAATGGCGGTCAGATCCAGCACGTCGGACACACGCACGAAGTAGCCGTACTGTGCCACGGTGGCGAACAGGCTGGTCACGTCCAGCGCACCGCCGCTGGGGGTCACACCTTCCGTCAGGGCGGTCAGCGCCTTGGGCAGCTGGTTGAACTTGCGGAACTCGATGGTCTTACCGCTGCCCTTGGGGATGTCGCGCTTCTGGCCGAACTGGCTATGCACCAGATTGGGGCCTGCCTCACGCAGCAGCACCTTGTCATAGAAGGTTTTCATTTCCGCCGACAGGTTGTTGCCGGTGGTGTTGGAGCCGGTGGTGTTGGTCACATCAGCAAACAGCTGCATGTCCAGCGCCATCATAAAAAAGTTTTTCACAGTATTCATAAT